ATGGAACAGTCTGGTGTAGTGGGGTTAACCATCGAAGGCCAAGCAGAACGGATCGTCAGCTTCCGAGAAGCGCCGTTCTGCACGCAGCTAGTGCTGGCCGAAATGATGGGCGTCGAGCAGATCACCGAGGACGTGGTGCGCGGCTGGGTGGAAACCAACACGCTCCCGACCGTGAAGATCGGCCGCCGTCGCGTCATCAACCTGCATCGCATCCGCCGCGACATCGAGCGGGGCAAGTCGGTGTTCTGCCAGGGTGATTACGCCGATGAATGAGGCCATCGACCATGAGCGCCTACAACCGGCTTCCCCATGCACCGGACTGCGACTGCTCTGTCTGCTGGTCCGGTCGCGAAATGGCGAAACCCGCTCCCTCCCGGTCCACACCCTGCGCCCAATGCCGCCCCGCATCTGCGGTGCCGATTCGCACGCTACAAATGGGCCGCGTCGGTGGGATCTGGAAGCCTCTTCTTTCGGAATGGAAGGTGACCCCGCGTTCATTCTGCGTGAAACACGAGCCGAACGCCCGGCCCCCGAAGTACTGGAGCGTTGTGCTCGACACTGGCCGGCCCACGCCCTACGTCCCGATTCACGAACCGTTCGAGCTGGTGGGGTGAGCCATGGTTGATCCAACAGAACAAGCCGATTTCTTCTGGCGCGTTTGTCTGCCCATAGCGCTGCTCGCGATGGTGCTGTTCGGCTTCCCCTGGCTGGGGATGAGGATCAGCGAGCACCGCGCCGGAGCCCAGCTGGATTGTATGCCCGTTAATCCGGTCGTCCCCGAAGCCGAACAGGTCCAGGGCCGCGCTCCCGGCTCGTCGGATCACGTTCCACCGATCCGGCGAACGGAAGCACGGGCGGAGCGCACCCTTGACCCTGCACGAACAGAAACAGCCTCCGCTCGGGAGGGCGGGGCAGCTCCACCGTCCCGCGCTCCTGAGCCCTCGGCGGCGAGAGTGGGATGACAAGGGCAAAGCCCTTGGTGTTAACCAACTAGAGAACACGCACAACGCGACCTTTTAACCGGTAGGCCAAGTAACAGATCACCTCGGCGAACTTGCGAGTTCACCGGTTCGGGATCGCTCGGCCTGCGAAAAGCAAAGCAGCGCAATAAAGCGCAACTAGAGAGAGGAAACACAAATGGCACGTTCGATCATGGAAGTTGCATTTCTCAGTGCTGAGAAAGTTGAGTTCGACAACGTAAAGCTGGTGAAGCTGTTTGTCGGTGACGAGCCGGACGGCAAGCGTGACCTCGGCATTTCCATCCTGTCGATGAATGTCTCCGAAGAGGCCCTGGACGAAGTGTGGGCCGCCTGCGAAGGCCTCGATGTGCTGGAGCCGATCCGCGTCACCACTGAAATCGAGCGCGGCTCCAAGAACACCGGCAAGTTCATCGTCCTGCACGTCGAGCCGGTAAAAGCCGCCGCCGCTCAAGCCGCCAAGCCGAACCCTGCCCAACAACCCGCTAAGCCTGCCGGCAGCCAGCCGGAGCCGGCCAAAGCCAACTAAGGGGAGGGGCGGCCATGTTGATTAGTGACCGAGTGATCTGCGACTGCTGCGGCAACGACATGGGCAAGCTCATGGCGTTGCCTGCCCCGCAAAGCGATCTGCTGCCGGACCTCAACCTGCCGCCCCATTTCGCCGTCTGCCCCGACTGCGAACCGCTCGAACAAGCCGCCGACCTCCTCGAGGCCGGTGCATGAATTTCCTCGCCTGTGACGGTGACTGGCTGCAAGGCGCTGATGGTTCGCCCATCTGCTCCGGCTCGCTGGTGGCTCTCACGGTCGAGGAAATGCAGGGCCTCTACGGCGCTGCACTGTCCTGGGAACAGGTCACCGAGCTACAGGGCGAAGCGATCGTGTTGTTCGCCACCGTGTTCGGCTTCCTGGTCCTGAAAAAAGTCCTGAAACAGTGAGGTATCACCCCATGAAACACATCAAGACCCTGCGTCGCCCCCTGGGCGCCGCTGCTGCAATCGGCCTGCTGGCCGTTCAACAGGCCTACGCGGCTGTTCCACCGGAAGCCACGGGCGCACTGGATGAGGCCGGCACCGACGTCGGCACCATCGGCTGGGCGGTGTTCGCCGTGATCATCGCCGCCATGGCGTTCAAGTACATGCGCCGCGCGCTGTAACCGGAAACCGCGCACTGCATGTGCCGAAGCAAACAAACCCCGCTCCGGCGGGGTTTTCTCTTTAAGGGAAACGCCAATGAGCTACGAACTGTACGTCCTGATCCTTTCCACCCTGGCGTTTTACCTCGTGTTTTTTGGGCGGGTGTGAATATGAAAAGGATTTTTGTGGTTTTGATGGCTTTGCTGCTTTGGCATTCGCCTGCTAGTGCGGAGGATTTGTATTACTACTGGACGGTGACCGGGTCTCAAGAACATTACCCGTCGGCTAAACAGTCGTGCGAGGCGTGGTTTAGTCGGCTATCGCCGAATACACAGGATAAAGGGCCTATGTACATGGCTTTCGACAATGAGACTACGGCTCGTTGCCGTCTCACCTATAGCTCAAGTTTCGCAACTGCTGTTCGTAGTGGTATGGGCTGCGCTCCGGGCTCTACATATGATCCATCAACAGGCGGCTGCTCAGCCCCTGAGCCACCAGAAGAAGACAAATGCGCGTCAACTTATGGCAAAACAATAGATCATGAATTCAACCGAGGTCCTGTTGATGACTCTTCGGTTCGCAATAATCCTCCGCCTGAAGTTTGTCAAAACGAATGTCAATATGTTTTGACTGACATTGTACGGACTTGTAAGCGTTTTAATGAAGGTGAAAACCTTACTGACGTGTTTTGTGTTGTTGCTTATGAGGGCAACGGGAATTCTTGTACGGCTGGTAACCCGGCTCCTGGTAGTGTGTTTGATCAGCCTCCAAGCAAACCGCCAACTAAAGCTGACCCGACATTTGCTAAAGACAGCAAGTGCGGTGATTGGGAAACGCAGGCTGACGGCACTCAAACGCGTTCATGTAATTCAACTGAGGAAAGCAAGCAGCCTGGAAAGGTTGATTGCAGCGGTGATAGTTGCAAAGCCGGCGTCCCGCCACCGGATTACAGCAAAACCGATGTAAAGCAGAACATTGAAAAGAAACCCAATCCTGACGGCTCGACTACCACTAAAACCGATACCACAACTGACAAGACCAGTTGCAAGGGCGTGAAGCCCTGCACCTCTACCAGCAAAACCGAAACCACTACCAGCGAGGAGGATGCTGAAGGTAAGCCGGGCGACTCAAGCTACGAATGCACCGGGGCCGGCTGCGATAAGGATGGTGGGGAGGATGAAGGCGAAGAACGGCCGGAGCGTGAAGCCTCGGTCGGCACTTGCGATGCTGGCTTTTCATGCAGTGGCGACGCCATCGACTGCGAAATCCTGCGTCAGCAAAAGGAACAGCTCTGCCTTGCGCAAGAGATGACCGATTTCGAGAAGCACAAGCCTGGAATCGAGGCAGCAGTCACCGGTGACAAGTTTGAACTGAATGAAGGTAACGGCGTTATCGACGTTCCATCGTTCGTTAATCAGGGCACGCGCTTTCTACCCTCCACTTGCCCCGCCGCCGAGAAGTTCAGCTTGACCATGGCGGGCGGGCGTTCCTTTGAAATCAGCTATGAGCCGCTATGCCGCGCCGCCAGTGATCTGAGCGGTTTATTCGTGGCGGTGGCCACCGTTCTCGCCGCGCTCTATGTCGGTCGCTCCGTAGGAGGCCAGTAAATGCAGTTCCTGTTCATTGTTCAGATGCTCGTCATCGTCCTTGGTCCGCTGGTGAAAATGGTGCTGAAAATGATCGGCTTCGGCTTTGTCACCTATATGGGCTTCAACCTGATCATCGGCCAGGCCCAGGACTACCTGTTCGGCCTGATGGGCGAAGTGGGGCCGGTGATCCAGGGCATTCTCGGGCTCGCCAAGTTCGATGTGGTGGTGAACCTGTATTTCGCAGCGATCTCCACGCGCTTCATGTTGGCGGGGATCGACAAGGCCACCGACCGCCGTCGTGCTCAGGTCTGGCATAAGCCGGGCGGCACCTCCATCGAAGCCTAAGGGGGCGCCGTCATGCTTGTTATCCGCACCGGCAAACCCGGCCACGGCAAGACCCTCAACACCATCCGCGAAGTGGACCAGAAAGCCCATGGCGAAGGCCGGGTGGTCTACTACCACAACATCAACGGCCTCAAGCCCGATCAGCTGCAAGCGCAGTGGTTTGAGTTTGAAGATCCGGAAAAGTGGTTCGAGCTGCCGGCCGACTCGATCATCGTCGTCGACGAAGCCCAGGGCTGGTTCGGCGCACGCGATCCACGGGCACGGCCACCCGAACACATCACCCGCTTCGAGACCATGCGTCACCAGGGCCACGAAGTGCATCTGGTCACGCAGGACCCGCGCTATCTGGATGTGCACCTGCGCCGCCTGTGCAACAGCCATATTCACTACTGGCGCGTCTTCAAGTCCGCCCAACTGCTGCGCTTCGAGTCCGAAGTGGTGGTGGAAAAGGTCGAGGTGAAAACCAGCTTCAAGGATGCCGACAAGAAGTCGCTGCGCCTGGATAAGCGCTACTTCGGCGCCTATACCAGCACCAACGCCAAGCACCACTTCCAGACCAAAGTGCCAACCAAGTTCATCCTGGCGCTGTGCGTCATCCTCGGTGCGGGCATCCTCGTCTATCGCGCCTATGAGCGTTACAACGCCGAGAAGACCGCGCCCGTCGCCGATGGTGGCGCGCCTGGAAGCATGGTCGATCAGGTGCGGGATACCGTAGGCGCGTTTATCCGCCCCGCGGGGAATGGCCAATCGGCTGCGCCCGAAACAGTCACCAGTTATATCGGGCGTCGGGTCCCTCGGGTGCCACAGATTCCGGCGTCTGCGCCAATCTACGATGAGCTAACCCGGCCTGTCTCGTTCCCTCGGCTCTACTGCATGTCCAGCACTGATCCCGACACCTACGCACGGGAGTTCGGGCGTATGGCGCATGCGGTGGTGAATGGCGTCCCTACCGTGTGCCAGTGCTACACGCAGCAGAGCACTCGCATCGAAACCGACTTCGCCTTCTGCAATCGGGTGGTTGAGTACGGCTTTTTCGATCCGACCATTCCCGACCGCTCTGGCAGCTCCCAGCGCCCAGAAGCTCAAAGCCCCCAACGACCCTCTCAGCCTGCCGCACAGCCCGTGGTCGCTCAGCCATCGGGCGGCGGCAGTTTGACCGTCGTTCCGTACCAGAAGGGGCAATTCCTGTGGTGATGACCGTCAGCGCGTCACTGCACGCACGGCGAGGCACGAGCCGGCGTGCTCGCGCGCTGACGTCCCTGTAGCACGTCAGATAAACCCAAATGAGCAACCAGAGTAATCCAGAGTAAAGGGGAAAAACGGAATGGCGAATAAGGACTTCAAACGAATCGATATCCTGACTGGCTTGGAGGATTCCCAAAGTCGACTGTTTATCGATTCGGGCACAGCCCGGATAGCCGACCTGTCTAACGTTCGGCTGCTGCGTTGCGGCGTCGATACGGTCCGTCAGCTATATCGCGGATTGATCCGCCCCGAAATCATGGCACTGTTCGAAAAACCGGGCGCGATGGTCGAGTTTGCTGGGGAGTTCTGGCATGCCGGTCGGGTAGGGCGGGACTCGGGCTACCAGTACAAGCTCCAGAACGCGGACCTCGGCTTCATCCTCCTGATCAAAAACTTCAACGCGAAGCTGGAGCAGATCGGGCCACACCTGAAAATCGAAGTGTCACCACACGCCATCGATGCACTGTCACCAGAGCGCCTGCAAGAGCGTATGGATTATTACGCCGCTGCGGTAATGACGAACCGGGAGCGGAACCAGTGCGCTGTCCATCTGGCGTTGGATCTGCAAGGCTGGACGCCTCCGGCTGATCTGACCGCGCGCATGCACTGCCGCGCACGTGCTGTACGCGATATTTCCGGCATCAAGGAAATTCAGTGGACGATGGAGTCTGCCACCTATGGCAAGGGGCAATCTTTTCTGTTCGGCTCCGCTGGTGGCGTACAGCTCGGGATCTACAACAAGACGCTCCAGGCTCGCGCCCAGGACAAGCTCGACTTTTGGGAAAGCGTCTGGCGTCGTCGTGATTCCTTTGATGCAGCCGATCCGGATAACTACGATCCGAACGAGGACGTGTGGCGCATCGAGCTGCGCTATCACCATTCCGTCATCCAGCAGTTCGCTAGCGGCTCGATAGATGCGAAGTCCGGTAAAGCTATCGAGACGGACTCATTTGCAGCCTTTGCCTGTCATCTGGACGGTCTCTGGCGCTACGGCCTTGGCCAGTTCAAATTGCTCGCCCGTCCCGGTTACTTCGAGCCGATCTGGACGCTGATGCGTGATGACGTGCGGGTCGATGTGCCGGTCGATTCCCTGGTGGATGAAACTGAGTACAAGCGCTACTACAAGACTTCGCGGGGCTTCTCCGGCAAGAACGTTGAGCTCTTCCTGGGAAACTTCGTAAGCCTGCTGGCACGGGAGCGAGTGGGCGCTAAGCAAGCCTTTGACCGTCTGCGAGAGTGGGAATGCTGGCCTGTCATCCGAGATCACTACGCCTCGAAGGATATGAGCGAGCGCGATCTGTACAAGCACATCAAGAACCTGCTGCAAGAGCGTCATGTTCGGTGGGGGCGTGCTGTATGACGGCAAGGAAGGACGGAAAAACCTGGACTGCTGACTTCTATGAGAATGGAAGGGCGGGGCGGAGGGTTCGCAAAAAAGGTTTCCTGACAAAAGCAGCTGCGCAACGCTATGAAGCCGAGTTCTTCAAGAGCCTGACAGAAACCGGGCGTCCGTTGGATGATCGGCTATCGGATCTGATCAAACTCTGGCACCAGTTGCATGGTTGTACGCTCAAGGACGAAAAGACCCGTTTGGCTAGAACCTTGGCGATAGCAGCCCGGCTTGGTGATCCCCTCGCCTCTGAGTTCGATGCGTTGGCCTGGGCGCGTTATCGGCAGCAGCGTTTGAAGGTCGCTTCGCCGCATACGGTTAACCATGAACAGCGCTACCTGTCTGCGGTGTTCTCGGAGCTGTTACGGCTCGGCGCGTGGGTAGGTAAAAATCCACTCGGCAGCATCCGTCAGATAAAGACCGACCAAGTCGAACTGACATTCCTCTCCTTGCCGCAGATCCGTCAGCTGCTTGAAGAGTGCAAGCGATCCACCAATAACCATACGTACCCTGTTGCGCTACTTTGTTTGGCCACGGGTGCTCGATGGGATGAGGCCGAAACGCTAGCTCGATCCGCGATTTACGGCGGTAAGGCGCACTTTCACCGGACCAAGAACCGTCAGTCCAGATCGGTGCCGATACCGAAGGACGTTGAAGAGCTGGCGTTGAAGCTGGGCATGCCGGGAAATGGTCGGCTGTTCATGTCGTGCCGTTCTGCTTTTCGAGGTGCCTACAAACGATGCGGGTTCAACACTCCAGGGCAAATGACCCACATCCTGCGGCACACCTTCGCCAGTCATTACATGATGGCCGGTGGTGACATCCTTAGCCTGCAACGGATCCTGGGGCACTCGTCGATCACGATGACGATGCGCTACGCACACCTATCGCCTGACCATTTGGAGTCAGCGCTACGGCTCTCGCCATTGGCTCAAGCGAGGCATGCGATTAGCGCGTGTTGA